GGCCAAGCGCCAAGTCATCAAGCCGGTTACGAACAACGGACCCAGACCTGCCAAGCCTGGAGCAGCGGGGAGGGTTTCACAGATGAGCGATAGTGTTCGAGCAAAACAGCGTCTTGCCAAAACGGGCCGCGTCGAAGATGCGGCCTCCGCAATTGAACTTCTTTTGAAATGAGGTAAATCATGGCTATCGTGACCAATACCTTCACCACTTACTCTGCAAAGGGTATTCGTGAAGATCTGAGCAATGTCATCACCAACATTGCGCCCGAAGAAACGCCTTTCATGTCCAACATTGGCCGTGAGAACGTGACCAACACTCTCTATGAGTGGCAGACTGACACTCTGGCCGCTGCTGCTGCTAACGCACAGCTTGAGGGTGATGACGTTACGTCCTTCGACTCTGTGACGGCAACTGTGCGTCTGCAAAACTATGCGCAGATCTCGCGCAAGACCATCGTCCTGTCCAACACCGAAGAGGTGGTGAACAAGGCTGGTCGGCGCTCTGAGGTTGCGTATCAGATTGCAAAGCGCAGTTCTGAGCTGAAGCGCGACCAAGAGTTCGCAATGCTGAACAACGCTGGCACTACCTCCGGTAGCACCACTGCTGCTCGCACCACTGCATCTCTGCAAGCCTTCATCAAGACCAACGTGGACTATGACACCACGAACGGCGTTAACCCGACTTATACGACTCTGCCCACGCTGGGCCGTACTGACGGGACCGTGCGTACCTTCACGGAAACCATTCTCAAGAATGTGATTCAGAAGGTTTGGACTCAAGGCGGCACGCCCAAAATCTTGATGACCGGCCCGGTCAACAAGCAGCGTGTTTCTGGCTTTGCCGGTATCGCTTCTTCGCGTTTCAACATCGACGGCGGTGCGCGCCCTGCCACCATCATCGGTGCTGCCGACATTTATGTGTCGGATTTCGGCAACGTGCAAGTGGTCCCCAACCGCTTCCAGCGCGAGCGTGACGCCTTCGTGATCGATCCCGATTACGCGAAGATGGTTGTTCTTCGTCCGTACCAGCAGGTCGAACTTGCTAAGACCGGCGACGCTGAAAAGCGTATGCTGATCGTCGAGTGGGGTCTGAAGGTTCTGGCTGAGAACGCTCACGGTCTGGCAGCAGACCTTGTGACTTCCTAATCGAAGCAACGGAGGGATCGGGGAAACCCGGTCCCTTTTTAACGATGACAGACAAAAAACTATTTGATGTGAACCCGGAACTCGGGATCACTAGGACATGGCACTACGACTCGGAAAAAGACGAAGCGACGATCCAGACTCAACAGGATGTCACTGCGATCATCGAGGAGAACAAGGACGAATTTAATCAGGTGGATGAGCGCGCACGATGGGGGGAGTGGACCCGCGTGGCTTCAATTCCGCTTAGCCTTTACTACAAGATGAAGGAAGAAGGTAAGCTCGACGACGAGGCTTACATGAAGAGGTTCCTAAACGATCCAGAAAATCGCCACTTCCGCGTGAGGCCGGGCAAGGTATGAAGACCAACTACATCGCGGTCTGCACGCCTGCGCGTGACATGGTGCATACGATGTTCACCTACGACTTGGTGAACATGGTTTGCTATCACACACTCAACACGAATGATGCGGTATCTCTCAAGATTTCCGAGGGCACCTTGATTGCCAATCAGCGTGCCGAGCTAACGCTTGACGCGATGCGCGAGGGCTGCTCGCATATCTTGTTCGTTGATTCCGACATGCGTTTTCCGCAGGACATGATCTCGCGGCTGCTCAAGCATGACCTTGACATCGTGGCTACGAACTGTGCGCGTAGGCGTATGCCTACAGGCCCGACTGCTCAGATCTACAAGGAAAACGGGGATCGTGAGCTTGTCTGGACAATGCCAGAAAACACTGGCCTGCAAGAAGTTGGCTCAGTCGGCATGGGCGTGATGATGATTAAGGCTGAAGTCTTCAAGGCTTTGGGCGAGCCGTGGTATGAAACCCCTTGGCGGCATGACAAGCGCGGCTATATCGGCGAAGATGTGTTCTTCTGTAAAAAATCCCGCGAGGCTGGCTTTAAAATCTGGATTGACCATGATGTCTCGAAAGAGATCGGCCATGTCGGAACCTTTGAGTTCAAGCATGACCACACTTGGGCGATCAAGGATCTGGAAAAAGCGAGGGAATCGTAATGGCCCTGACCACTTACAACGAGTTGAAATCGTCTGTCGCGGATTGGCTCAACCGAACCGATCTGACGGCGGTGGTGCCTGACTTTATTTCTCTGGCCGAGGCGCAGATTGAGAGGACTTTGCGCACCCGTCAGATGATCGTAAGGGCTACGGCTGCAATCGATACCGAATACAGCGCGGTTCCTGCCGACTTCTTGGAAACCAAGTCGATCAAGCTCAACACAAACCCGGTGACGGCTCTGGCGTTTGATTCGATTGATGCGATGGATTTGATGAAGTCAACGAGATACCTGTCTCCTGGCAAGCCTCAATACTTCAGCATCGTTGGAGGCCAGATTCGGGTTCTGCCTGTGCCTGACAACAGCTACACGGCAGAATTGACTTACTACGCGAAACTCACGAAGCTATCAAGCACCGTGTCCTCTAACTGGTTGCTGGCATCATCGCCTGATGTGTATCTCTATGGCTCGCTGATGCAGGCATCGCCATACCTTAAGGATGATGCAAGGATTCCTGTGTGGTCTTCAATGTACACAAGTGCCTTAGAGGCTATACAGGTTGCAGATGATCGCGGCGCGACATCTGGCGGTGCTATCATGATGCGGGCTAGGACTTTTGGATAAAGGAGTGTTGAAATGTCATCGTTTACCGACTACACCGAGAACCTAGTTCTCACTTGGCTCTTGACCACTAGCAGCGCAACGCGGCCTACTACGTGGTTCGTGGGACTATTCACTGCTGCGCCTTCTGACACTGGTGGCGGCACTGAGGTTTCTGGCAACGGTTACGCCCGGACCGCTACGGGCACGATTACGGTTTCAGGCACCTCGCCAACCAATGCCACCAACTCGGCGGCTATTGAGTTCCCTGCGGCTTCTGGAGGCAATTGGGGAACTATTGGATGGGCTGCAATCTTCGATGCTTCCACTGGTGGCAATATGCTGGCCTGGGCTGCTCTTAGCACCTCACGCACTATCAACACTGGTGATGTGTTGCGCATTCCTGCTGGCGATCTGGACGTTACCTTGACGTAACTCTATGGCAGCTTACGGCAGCGGCCCGTATGGGCGTGGCAACTATTCCTATGGAGTTAGCCTCGCTGCTGTAACGATGACCGCCACCTCGGCGGCTTCTTTTTCGGCGGTGCGCTATGCCATTGGCGCATTCACTAGCGCATCGTCTTCGACGATGGCCGCATCGGCCATCATCGTCAAGAACGCATCGTTTACCGTATCGTCATCATCTGCATGCACGATATCTGCTAGGCGTTTAGCTAATGCCGCTGTAACGGTATCGGCATCGTCTGAATGCATCATATCGGCGCAGCGTTTAGCTAATGCCGCTGTAACGGTATCGGCATCGTCTACCTGTAGCTTTTCTGCTCTGCGCTATGCCATAGGATCATTTACATCTGCAAGCAATTCGGCAATGAGTGCAGTGGCGGTGCGCTATGCCATTGGTGCATTCACTAGCGCATCATCTTCGACAATGGCTATATCAGCCAATGTCGTTGAAAGAGCATCGTTTACCGTATCGTCATCATCTGCATGCACGATATCTGCTAGGCGTTTAGCTAATGCCGCTGCAACGGTATCGGCATCGTCTACCTGTAGCTTTTCTGCTTTACGTTATGCGATAGGTTCATTTACATCTGCAAGCAGTTCGACGATGAGCGCAGCAGCAGTGCGCTATGCCATTGGATCATTCACTAGCGCATCGTCTTCGACGATGGCGATATCAGCCAATATCGTTGAGAACGCATCGTTTACCGTATCCGCATCATCAGAGATGTCGGCATCGGCGCAGCGTTTGGCTGTGGCCGCTGCAACGGTATCGGCATCGTCTGAGTGCAGCTTCTCCGCTCTGCGCTATGCCATAGGCGCATTCACAGCAGCTAGTAGCTCTAACATGAGCGCGGCGGCTGTGCGCTACGCGATAGGGTCATTCGCTGCCACAGACGAAAGCGCGATGTCTGTGAGCGCCATACGGGTGCCGCTGGTCTTCATAGAGATCGATTCTTGGTCTGACATGACGGTAAGCACTAGCGTCATCGTCAATCAGTCAATGTCGATTAGTGCGCAGTCATCGGTTAGCGTGAGCGCAATCAGTTTTCCGGTTGCTCAGATTGTGTTTGCTGCCGACTCTGGTTTTACTGTGTCGGCTATCCTAAAATGGACGCCGGAATCCGATACGTCAGAGACATGGACAAGCATCCCAGACACATCCGAGGTCTGGACTGCGGTTTCTGATAACTCGACAAGCTGGGCCGCTGATAGCGATACGCCCGAGACTTGGACTCCCATCTCGGACAACTCTGAAACGTGGCAAATTGCTGCATGAGGTGAAAAATGGCTGATACCACGACTACAAACCTGCTGCTTACTAAACCCGAAGTCGGTGCATCTACCGATACATGGGGGACCAAGATAAACACAGACTTGGACTCAGTGGATGCGGTCTTTGCGGCTGCTGGCACTGGCACATCAGTGGGCTTGAACATTGGCTCTGGCAAAAAACTGAAGTTGGTTGGTGATGTTATCGACACCAACGGCAATGAATTGCTGAAACTCACAGCCACGGCATCGGCGGTCAATGAACTGACTCTAGCCAACGCTGCAACGGGTGGCGCACCGGCCTTGTCGGCCACTGGTGGCGACACCAACATTGGCATTGCACTGACACCAAAAGGCACTGGCGGCGTGGTGTTCCCAGCGGGTGCTGTTGGAACTCCAGCCATCACTACGTCTGGAGATCTGAACACAGGTATTTTCTTCCCGGCTGCTGACACTATTGCTTTTGCTGAAGGTGGCACAGAGGTCATGCGCATCGACTCCTCCGGCAACCTCGGCCTGGGGGTGACGCCGAGTGCTTGGTGGTCGTCTTCAAAAGCAATGCAAATTGGCGCAGGAACAGTTGTTCAAGGCCGAACAGGAAGCGCAGATTTTGCTGAAATTGGCGCAAACGTATTTTTGAATTCTTCTGCGGCTGCGACATATATCGCCACTGCCGCAGCATCTCGCTACCAGCAATCTGGCGGCGGTCACTTTTGGTACACCGCCCCCTCCGGCACCGCAGGCAACGCGATTACGTTCACGCAGGCGATGACGCTGGATGCGAGTGGGAATTTGCTGCTGAACACGACAAGCCAGTATGGCAGTCAAAAGCTCAGCGTCAACGGTGGGATTGCGCTTGATGGTCGTTCTGCGGCAACGCCGGGGTTATCCGAAAAGGGCGATGACAACACCGGCATTTTTTGGCCCGCAGCGGACACTCTTGGGTTTTCGACAGGCGGCTCCGAACGCGCCCGCATCACGAGCGGGGGTGAGGTCTACATTGCCGGCACGACTGACCAAGGCGCGTACAACCTGCAAGTTAACGGCACCGGTGTTTGGGGTGCTGGCGCATACGTTAATGGCTCCGACGAGCGCCTGAAAGAAGACATCGCCACTATTGACGCTGCGCTTGATGTTGTCACTTCTTTGCGGCCTGTCACGTTCCGCTACAAAGAAGCGTACAGCAAAGACCAAAACATTCAGCCCGGATTTATCGCGCAGGAACTTCAGGCCGCAATGGCTGGTAAGTCGTATCTTGGCGGCATCGTGCAAGAGGGGCCGCAACATCTGAATGTTGCATATCAATCCTTAATCCCACTTCTGACCAAAGCCATCCAAGAGCAGCAAGCCCTCATCACCTCCCTGACCGCCCGCATCACGGCGCTTGAAGCCAAGTAAAGGACTCACCATGACAACGATTGTTTGGACCGTTACGCAGCTTGACCGCAACACATCTAACGGGTTTGTCACTACGGCTCATTGGCGTGCTACGGCAACCGATGGGGACTACAGCGCAAGCATTTTCTCTACTGCATCATGGTCTGATGGCTCTCCGGCTGTGCCCTATGCCAATCTGACCGAGCGGCAGGTATTGGGATGGATCTGGCAATCAATTGATAAGGCATCTGCCGAGCAAGCTCTAGAGCAGCAAATTGCTTTGCAGAAGAACCCTGTCACGCAACATGGGACACCGTGGAGTGACTGACATGGAACCCGAGATTGACCCCATCAAGTATGGAGCAATGTGGCAGCGTGTCCAGGACTACGAGCGCCGTTTCGAGGTCATTGACAAGAAGCTCGACAAGATGGAGCGCCAGATTGAAGAGCTTCTCGCATTGGCGAACAAGGGCAAAGGTGGTTTCTGGATGGGTATGACTATCGCCAGTAGCGTCGGTGCATTCGCGGCATGGGTTGCAGGACACTTCAAAAGCGGCTGAAATGCTAGATCCAATCACCGCTCTCGCTGCCATATCATCGGCAGTCCAACTCGTCAAAAAGGTTTCCAAGACCGTTGACGATGTGGCATCGCTTGGGCCGGTATTGGGCAAGTACTTCGACGCCAAAGAGCAGGCTATCGAGGTGGTCAAGCAGGCCAAGGCTGGCGGCTTCAAGGGATCTGCACTGGGCAAGGCACTGGAGCTAGAAATGGCGCTAGAGTCTGCCAGAGAGTTCGAGGAGCAGGTCAAGATGCTGTTCTTCCAGTCGAACAAGATGGATGTTTGGCAGAGGATCACAGCCCGTGCCAAGCAGATGGAGATCGACGCGGCTCACGATGCGCGGCGCAAGAAGGAAGCTGCAAAGAGGCGTGAAGCCGAGATTGAAGAGGTCATCATCCTGTTGGTTGGCCTTGTTGTTGGTGGTGCTGCAATCGCAGTAACCATCTGGGCTGTGATAACTGGGTTCAACTGGTAATGACTAGATCAGAGCTAGAAATCATCATCAAGAAGCGGGCCGCGATCACGGTAACGATCTTCGCGGCGATGCTCGCCATCAATACGATGCTCGGCAGCAGCAACAGCAGCAAGGTTCTCACCAACACCATCCAGGCTAACAATATGTGGGCTTGGTATCAAGCCAAGAATGTGCGCTCTGTTGTCTATGACGTTGCTGGCCGAGCAGATGATGCTGCCAGGATGAAGATGGACATGGAGGACATTACGACTAAGGCGCATGGTCTGGAGGAGGAACGCGACAAGGCGAAGGAGCGAAGCCCTTATTACACCTATGCGGGATCAGCCTTTCAGATTGCCATCGTGCTATCTACTGCTGCCATCTTGGCAGTGACGATGCCATTGTTTTGGGCGAGCGCCGCTGTCGGTTTGATCGGTGCCGGCCTCATGTCTTTCGGTTACTTTGGAGTCTGATATGTTGACCCTTCTCTCTACCGTTGTCTCCTTCCTGATGGGTGGCCTCCCCAAGATTCTCGACTTCTTCCAAGACAAGTCAGACAAGAGGCACGAACTAGAGTTAGCGAAGATGCAGACCGAGCGCGAACTGCAAATGCTAGAGCGCGGCTATGCTGCTCAGGCGAGGGTCGAGGAGATCAGGCTAGATCAGATTCAAGCCAATGCCGAGATGCAGACTCAGCAAACGCTTATCCAGGCGCAACAAGCAGAGATGCAGGCGATCTATGCTCACGACATGAGCCTTAACGAAGGCACCTCGACATGGATGAAGAACCTGCGAGCCAGCGTCAGGCCGGTCATCACTTACGGGTTCTTCTTCCTGCTGGTGGCGATTGACCTGGGCTTGTTCTGGTACGGCTGGACTCGCGGCGTGGACTTCAAGGAGTTGGCTAATCTTCTGTGGGATGCTGAGACTGCGACATTGTTCGCCAGCATCATCGCCTTTCATTTTGGTGGTCGAGCATTTGGCAAATGAAAGTCTCAGACCGGCTCATCCAGATGATTAAGCACGATGAGGGCGTGCGGGTTAAGCCATACCGCTGCCCGGCGCTGCTTTGGACTGTGGGCGTGGGCCATGTCATTGACCAGAGTCACATCAAGGTGCCATTTGAAGAACGCAAGACTCTACCGATTCCCGCTGGCTGGGATCGAACTCTAAGCATGGATGAAGTCAATGCAGTACTTGCTAAAGACCTTGAGAACTTTGAGCGTGGTGTTTTACGACTCGCTCCTAATCTTGCTGGCCGTCAAAGTAAGTTCGACGCTTGTGTCTCTTTCAGCTTCAATGTAGGCTTAGGCAACTTCCAGAGAAGCACGATTCGCATGAAGATTCAACGAGAGGAATGGCAAGCAGCCGCAGATTCATTTTTGCTGTGGACAAAGGCCGGAGGCAAAGAGTTGCCGGGTTTAGTCAAGCGTCGCAAAGGTGAACGAGCACTCTTCCTATCTGACTGATGGCAACTAACCTTTATCAGCAACTGCAAGCGCCGGGCAATCCTGATCTGGGATCTGCTCCTCCTGCTTATGACACCAACTACGTCGATCAGAATAACGGCGTTTTACGCACCTACTTTACGCGGCTGAATAACGTCATCTCGACGCTGCTCTCTCCTCGCGGCGGCAAGTATCTAAACACGCCTTATGGTGCGTTTCAGGACGACACAGATCAGACTGACGGATCGACAGCGGTTGCGTACTACTTCAGATTCAACACGACAGACTTTAGCAACGGCGTGTCTGTGCAGTCTCGCACCGCATCGTTTACCGGATCAATTGCAACCACGACATTGACGGTATCGGCCATCTCTGCGGGGTCTATCTTCCCGTCAATGCAGATTTCTGGAACTGGCGTTACGGCTGGGACTCGCATCGTTGCGCAGCTTACGGGTACAACTGGCGGCACTGGAACCTACACGGTAAGCGCATCACAGACCGTAACGTCAACCGCCATGACAGGCGATCTCCCGTCAAAGGTGACTGTAGATCAAGCCGGCCTGTACAACGCTCAATTTTCTGCGCAGTTCATCAACACGACGAACGATGTTGAGGAAATATCTATTTGGTTCAGGAAGAACGGGACTGACATCGCGGGATCGAATAGCGAGTTTGGCATCAAGGCTAGGAAATCTACGGGGTCTGCGAGTCGCCTGATTGCGGCGATGAACTTCATCATTGACTTGGAGACAAACGATTATTTTGAGATGATGTGGAGGGTGTCAGATTCTGGCGTTTCGCTTGAGCAGTTTCCAGCCGTAACAGCAAGCGGGACCACTCCAGCTATCCCTGCGACACCCTCGATAATCTTGACTGTCTCTTTCATGTCTAACCAATCAGCGTGACGCCATGCCATACATCCCTCTGAAGATTCCTCCTGGCGTGTACCGCAACGGCACTGAGTTTCAGTCTGCTGGCCGGTACTACGATTCATCGCTGGTGCGCTGGTACGAAGGCACGATGCGCCCTGTCGGCGGGTGGCGCAAACGCAGCACATCGCAGATGACGGGATCTTGCCGAGGCTTTATCAACTGGCGCGATAACAGCGGGGATCGCTGGATCGTTGCCGGTACGCATTCCAAGCTGTACGTCATGAACGAGGCTGGAACCCTCAAGGACATTACGCCTTCAGGCTTTACGGCAGGCAGTGCCGACGCGGTGCAGAAGATCGGTTTCGGTTACGGTCCTTATGGCTCATACGCCTACGGCGTAGCTCGCCCTGATATTGGATCTGTAACACCGGCAACGACATGGAGCTTAGATACCTGGGGCGAGTATCTTGTCGCCTGCTCAAGCTCTGACGGCAAGCTCTACGAGTGGCAGCTAGGATTCGCCACTCCCACGCTGGCCGCTGCGATCACGAACGCGCCTACCGGCAACGAGGCGGTAATGGTTACTTCTGAGCGGTTCGTGTTCGCTCTGGGCGCGGGTGGCAACACTCGCAAGGTTCAATGGTGCGATCAGGAAAATAACACTGTCTGGACTCCAGCCGCGACGAATCAGGCCGGCGACTTTGAGCTAACGACGGTCGGCAATCTCAAGTGCGGCAAACGTGTTCGCGGTCTTTCAATTCTATTCACAGATGTTGATGTCCATACCGCGACATATATTGGCCTGCCCTACGTCTACAGCTTTGAGAAGGTTGGATCTGCCTGTGGCGTGATTTCCTCGCAAGCCGTGGCGGCGATTGAGACTGCCGCGATTTGGATGTCAACTTCTGGCTTTTGGATATATGACGGATACGTCAAGCCGCTTCCTTGCGATGTATCTGAT